AAGCGAGAACCACTACTACTGTATGGGTTATAAGGGTTCCAGCCCCTATGATGCTGGTCTCTTCTACTGCCCATACGTTCCCCTCCAGATGCTCAGATCTATTGATCCTGACACCTTCCAGCCTAAGATTGGCTTCAAGACTCGTTACGGTATGGTATCCAACCCATTCGTTCGTGTTACTGCCGATCCTAACGCTGCTCCTGACGGTGAAGCTCTTACTGCTGGTGTTAACCAGTATTACAGAAAGGTTCGTGTAACCAACCTCATGTGATCACTGTTCACGCCAAGACCCCTTCGGGGGTCTTTTTTTATGCAGATAAATAATAGTAGCTTGGGAAGTTGACATGCCTGCTGAATGGGTTGGTAATCAGTTAGAAAACAGAAACTATCTATCCCCTATTGGATTCCAGTTGCAACTGGATATTTTTAAAGGGGTAGATTTTATGTGTCAACGTGCCAACCTACCAGACATTCAAATGCCTGTAACTGAAGTACCAACTAGGTTCAGAACATACCCAGTAGTTCCCGGAGGTGGAGTTACATATGGTGACCTTGTAGTTACCTTTATCATTGACGAAGAGTTGATCAACTATAAGTCTGTTCACGATTGGATTCGTGATAATGGCAATGCTGATCAGATGGAAACAACAGAAGATTATCCTCGATATTCTAACGGACAGTTACTCATTTTATCTTCTAACTTTAATGCTAACCATATTATTGATTATGTAAGTTTATTTCCTTACTCGTTAAGTCCTATTGCTTTTGATGCTAGTGACAGCGGAGGAGAATACTTTACTGCTAATGTAGCATTTAAGTTCCAAAACTATAGTATTAGAAACACATCATTTGAAACATGAATTTTGACAAACTTCGTTCATTATTTGATCACATTAAAACAGAATGGAAGGAAGATTCAAAAGTAGATTTTCAGTTTAAAAATAAAGAATATACAGAAGACCTAGGAAACCTAGCATTAAACATTCCTTATCTTCACAACAAATATTTAAATCACTATTCGGATTTGTCCGAACACAAAATGTCTCTTGAGTTAGAACTCAGGTTTGTTCTTAAAAAGAAAAGAGAATACTATAGCGGAGAAGGAAACGCCAAAGAATATGCCGAACCGGATGCTTTCCGTGGAAGCATTAAGACAGCAGAAAAAATGAAAACATATCTGGAGGCGGATGAAGATATAATCGCTCTAGAAGCAAAGATCAAATACATAGAGGTTGTTTTAAACTACCTCGATAACGTAATGAAACAAATCACCAATAGAGGATTTCAAATCAAATCTGCTATTGATTGGGAAAAGTTTGTGAATGGAGTATCGTAATGGACAGATTAGTTGTACAGAAAAAGAACGAGGTTTTCCTGACTATTCAGGCAGAACCACATGTTCATTTGGAGTTATCCGATTACTTTACGTTTGAAGTTCCAGAAGCAAAGTTTCTTAAAAAGAATCCACGTTACAGACATTGGGATGGAACCATCAGACTATATTCTCCTGCTTCTGGACAACTGTATGTTGGGTTGTGGAACCAACTAAAAGAGTGGGCAGAGAACAAAAACAATCGTATAGAGATTGTTGATAACAAATGGTACGGAAGACCAGATGACACTAACGATTTTGTATCACCACAAGGAGTAAAAGATTTTGTAGATAAGATTTCTAATATTTCAGCTAGAGATTATCAATATTTTACTGTATACAAAGCACTGAAATATAACCGTGGATTGTTTTTGTCTCCCACTGGATCTGGCAAGTCTTTAATGATCTATTCCTTGGTAAGGTATTACCACATTCAAAATAAAAAAACTCTTATTATTGTACCAACTACATCACTGGTAGAACAGATTGTAAAAGACTTTGAAGATTATGGATGGGATACAGATGACATTCATAAAATCTATGGCGGTCAAGACAAGAACACAAACAAACCAGTTATTGTTTCTACGTGGCAGTCTATCTACAAGTTTCCAAAGAGATGGTTTGATGACATTGACTGTGTGATTGGTGATGAAGCACATCTATTTAAATCTAAATCACTCACCAATATTATGGAGAAGTGCCACAATGCTGTGTATAGATTTGGTTTTACCGGAACTCTAGATGGAACCAAAACACACAAGTGGACACTAGAAGGATTGTTTGGTGCTTGTGAAAAAGTAACTAAGACTGATGACTTAATCAAGAAAGGTTATCTATCTAATCTACGTATCAAAGTGATGTTGTGTAAACACAATCACGTACACTTCGAAGACTACCACGAAGAGATGGAGTACATTGTTACTCACCAAAGAAGAAATAATCTGATCAACAATCTAGTTAAAGATTTGAGTGGCAACACTCTTGTGTTGTTTAACTTTGTCGAGAAGCATGGTGAACCACTATACGATTTAATAAATAATACTATAGGAAAGGACCGAAAAGTATTTTTTGTTAGCGGTTCTACTGATATTGAAGATAGAGAAACTGTACGTCAGTTAACTGAACGGGAAAATAATGCTGTTATTGTTGCTTCATACGGAACTTTCTCTACCGGTATTAACATTAAACGTCTTCACAATATTGTATTTGCTTCTCCCAGTAAGTCAAGGATTAGAAACTTACAGTCAATCGGTCGTGTACTGAGAAAAGGAGAAGGTAAAGATATGGCTACTCTTTATGATATTGCTGATGATATCTCTTCTGACAATAGAAAAAACTACACGTTGCTACATTTAAAAAAACGAATCGAAATCTATAAAGAAGAGAACTTTAAATACGAAGTAATCAAAATAGATTTAAGGTAATGGAAGAAGAATTCTACTCAACCTTAAAACTGGCATCGGGTGAAGAAATAGTCGCTAAAGTTTGTTATCTTCCGGATGAAGATTCTCTTTTAGTGGCTAACCCCATGTTAGTTGAAAAGGTAACTAAAAGAAAAAAAGGAAAAGATGTGTCTGGGTTTGTTCTCAAGGAATGGATTCATTCAACTTATGATGATATGTTTGTTATCAAAATGGAACATATTGTTACCATGACAGAGCTAGATAAAAACATTGAAGAGTTCTACATCAACGTATTGGAGAATGATGATCAAGGACCAGATATTAAACTAGAAAGGTTTTCCCGTCGTATGGGGTATCTAGGTTCAGTTAAAGAAACCAAAACGTTTCTAGAAAAGATCTATAAGAATAGCTAAAAGCTATAACTAACCTTCAACCCTTAACAGAGTTATTGTACTAAGTTTCTGAGGTTCTGTCAAGCCCCCTTGACAGCGTTCTGTGACAACTGTATAATGGGTATCAAATAAGCAATCCATCATGTCCAATGCCAAAAAAGAATCCAGAACATTATGTAAATAATCAAGATTTTCTAGATGCTCTAATCACTTATAAATCTCAATGTAAAAAAGCAAAAGAACAAGGGAAAACAACTCCTGTTATTCCTAGGTATATTGGCGAGTGTTTTTTAAAGATTGCTAATCGATTATCTTTTAAACCAAACTTTGTCAACTATACTTATAGAGATGACATGATTTCGGATGGCATTGAAAACTGTGTACAATACATCCATAACTTTGATCCTGAAAAATCAAAAAATCCTTTTGCTTATTTTACTCAGATTATCTACTATGCTTTCCTTCGTCGTATTGCTAAGGAAAATAAACAGCAGGACATTAAAAATAAAATCTTGGAAAAATCTGGACATGAGTATGTGATGCATACAGATTCATACTCCGGTGATATGTCTGGTATGAATCAACAGTATTCTGATATGTCTAATATCAAAGAGAACATTGAGACGAGAATGAACCGATGACAAAACCACAACTATCCGATTCTTTTGGTGGAACTATTGAAAAAAATATTCCAGAAGATGCTGAGTGGATTGATGATGCTTTCTATATTAAGAAGACTCGCTTTGGTTTGTTTACATCTATTTTGAAAGAACCGTTAGGACAACATTTTATTACTGGTGTCACATATGAAAGTGTGCTCCATGTGTCTCGGTGGCATCTCAAGTGTCTTCAGGAAGGTACTTTACAAGACCATACCCGTGTGGTAAACTCTGGTGTAGTAGGAGGAAAACTTTGAAAATAGCACTCATCACAGACCAGCATCTTGACGGTCGAAAGGGATCTCTTGCCTTTTGGAACTTCTGGCAAAAGTTTTATGACAACGTGTTCTTCCCTACATTAGAGAAGCATAAGGTTAATACGATCATTGACTTAGGTGACACTTTTGATAATCGTAAGTCAATGGATTTCAATACGTTCCAACGTGCCAAGTCTTGTTACTTTGATAGACTCAAAGATTACAAAGTGCATATGCTCATCGGTAATCATTGTACTTATTATAAAAATACTAATAGGATTAATTCACCAGAGTTACTGTTAGAGCAATATGACAACATCTCCATCTACTCCAAACCAGACCACATCAGACTCGGAAGCAAAAAGTTCCTCATGCTCCCTTGGATCAATAGCGAAAATCAAGAGGAGATTCTTCGAACGCTTACAAACAGTGACGCAGACATTGTATGTGGACATCTTGAACTCACGGGATTTGAGGTAACCCCTGGCATGAAGATGGAGCATGGTATGGATCCAGCACCATTCTCGAAGTTTGATCGTGTCTGGTCTGGTCACTACCATCACAAGTCTAAGAAAGGTAACATCCAGTATCTTGGTAATCCCTACCAGATGTTCTGGAATGATTACAAGGACAAGCGTGGATTCCATATCTATGATACAGAAACTGATCGCCTTACTTACATTGAGAACCCATACGAGATCTTTCAGAAACTTTACTACAACGACACTGAACATCAAGAGATTGACTACGATCAATACAAAGATTGCTTCGTCAAAGTTATTGTAGAGGAAAAGAATGATTACCTACAGTTTGAGAAAGTGATTGACAAACTGTATGATACTGGTGTTCATGAAGTAAAGATTATCGAATCTCTTGTCAACGATACTGGAGAAATCAATGATGACATCGAGATCAAAGATACTATGACACTTCTTGGTGAATACGTCGATGAAGTAGAAGTATCCGTAGATAAGGAAAAACTAAAGCGTCTCCTAAATACTCTATACATAGAAAGTTGTGAAGCAGTCTAATGTACATTCTCACCCTTAAGGATAAACCCGAGGGAGTTTTTTCGGTTATCGATGATTCGGGAGACCATATTATTCCTTTGTTTGAGAATGCTGACGACGCTGAGAGATATTTTATCATGATAGAGGCAGAAGACTACCCAGCTATGCAGGTAGTTGAGATTGATGATGAAGTTATATTAGAGGCATGTGAAGATCGAGATCAGAAGTATGCTATAATAACCGAAGACACCCTGTTGATACCACCTGAAGATTTGACATGATTATTTTTGAGACTATTCGTTGGAAAAACTTCCTGTCAACAGGGAACGTATTCACCGAAGTCAATCTGAACGATGAGAAGACTAATCTGATTGTCGGCAAGAACGGAGCAGGTAAGAGCACCATTTTGGATGCCCTTACCTTTTCTCTTTTTGGCAAACCATTTCGTAAGATCAACAAGCCCATGCTTGTCAATAGTATCAACGAAAAGGATTGTGTTGTAGAGATTGAGTTTCGTATTGGCAAGAATGAATACAAGGTTGTTCGTGGAATCAAACCAGCAAAGTTTGAGATCTACCACAACGGACAACTGTGGAATCAGGAATCAACAGTTGTAGATCAGCAGAAGAACTTTGAGCAGAATGTGCTCAAGATGAACTACAAATCTTTTACACAGATTGTAGTTCTTGGTTCTTCTACCTTTGTCCCTTTTATGAGATTGCCTGTAGCATCCCGTCGTGAGATCATTGAGGATATCCTTGACATCCAAATCTTCTCTGTGATGAATCAGAACCTCAAGGAAAAGATCAAAGTGGGTAACACTGAGATCCGTGATCTTGATTACAACATCGACATTCTCAAAGAGAAGAAAAGTATCCAAGAGAAACATATCACGGAGGTTCAGAAAAAGAATACAGTTGATATCCTTAACAAGGAAGAGAAACTTAAGTTTCTTGTTAAGGAGAAAGAAGATCTCAAAAACCAGGCAGCTGCTCTGCTTATGAATCTTGAAGATGTTAACAAGAGTATTGCTTTGTATGCTAAAGATAAAAGCGAGAGAGTAAAAGTTCTCAAGCAAAAGGGAAACATTGAACTAAAGGTTGCTCAGTTTAGAGATCAACATAACTTCTTTACCGAGAAGACAACGTGCCCTACATGCTCCCAGCATATTTCTGAAAACATCAAGAAAGAAAAACTGGAAGAGATTATCTCAGCAGTAAATGTTTTACGGATTGAGATGACCGAAGTTCAAAACGAAGTTGTTCGTTTTGAAGAACGAGAGAAACATATGTTTGCTCTCACGGACAAAGTAGGTGAGCTCACAACAGATCTCGCTGTTAATAATAAGTCACAGGATCACAACAATGCCGAGACCATCAATATTGAATCCGAACTGAAATCTTTAAGAAATCTTAAGACGGAGACGAATGAAGCACAAGAGACGCTAAACTATTACATCGCTGAACTTCAGAAGATGGAGTCTCAGTATGCCAGTTCTAAAGAAGAAATGGATTGTTTAGCAACAGCATCACAACTTCTCAAAGATAGTGGTATCAAATCACGTATCATTAAGAAGTATCTACCAGTGATGAACAAGTTAATCGCTCAGTATCTTCAGAACATGGATTTCTATGTTGACTTTAGTTTGGACGAGAACTTTGAAGAAACGATTAAATCAAGATACCGAGATGTCTTTTCTTACGAATCCTTCAGTGAGGGAGAGAAAGCTCGTATTGATATCGCTCTGCTGCTTACTTGGCGTAGCGTTGCTAAACTTAAGAATAGCGTCGATACTAACCTCCTTATTTTAGATGAGATCTTTGATGGTTCTCTTGACCAGTCTGGTGGTAGTGAACTCGGATGGATCCTTAGAAACTTTGATGATAATACAAATGTATTTGTTATCAGTCACCGTGAGTCTATGAACGATAAGTTTGACAAGACATTCACTTTCGAGAAGGTAAAGAACTACAGCGTGTTGACAGCGACCTGATCTTGTGGTATACATACTGTGTAGCATACACAGGACAATGACACCCAACTGGCAACACAACTCTGGTAAAGACAAGAACGGCAAGGGCACTTGTAAGGGGAGACTCAAAGCAAGGAAGCAAGCCCTCAGACACTTGAAGAACTGTCACCTCAAGACCTCCGGCAAGCGTCGGGGGTCTTATAGTATCTACATCAGCGAAACAACCCATGTATAACCAAGA